TTTATTGCATATCCTTCCGTTGTTTTTGCTCTGGTGGAACGAGACATTGAATGGAATCGATCGTCCTAGGAGGATCAATAATGGGTTTATTATATACAGGATCTGGGAGCATGTCAAAGTACTTTTCTAACATGATCTGTTCACTTGGAGTAATATCAAAAGCAAAATAAAAACTAATTCGCTCGGACCACAAAGGTTGTCTTTCCTTTAATTCTAGTCCATCAATTAGTTCTTGTCTGAATTTGAAGTAATAATCACCTTGCGATGGGATCCATGGTGTCGCTCCTCTTCCTAACCACTTATAGAACGACTGGAAAATAGGTAGTCCACCCGATGATGCCATACCGCAACCAGCAATAGCTCCGACTTGTTTACCATACACCTTCTTACTACCCACTGCTTTGGTAGTAATTAAGTCGGAATACAATCGCTTTGTTGGTCTTGGCACCAATCGGTATCCATTTTCCCCATACCTCACTGGCCTCGATTGACAAAATTCTATCTCTTCAAGAGTTTTGTAAATCCCATCATACTCCATAGTTATTCCCATTTCTAAAAACCAATCCTGTAACCCTTCTTGAAACTGTGTTAAATTCCTCCTATCCATGATGATAACACAATCATCTCCATCATTCAGTAGCTGGATTTGTCCTTTAAGCTTAACATGATCAAAATAAGCATACATGAGACTGCACATGATGATGACATTTCCAAGGCTGGTGTTCATATCGCCAGACATGCGGCAACCATTAACAGAGTACCGCAATTTACCATCAACCCCATGGTAAGTTCCCTTGTTTTTGAGCTGGGATGCAAGTAATGTTCGCAGATTGGGTAGTCCCTCTCCGGTTCCAGTGGACCACATGTGGTAAATATTGTGCTCATGCCGTAACAACATAGTGTTTATATGTTGGTCAAATCTACTGGCATCCAATCCCACTGCGATAGGATCGGCAAATGAATTCCACATATTCGCAATAACATTACCGCGCTCAATCATGTTCATCCCTTTTG